GCTAAGGTCAGCAAAAGATAGCAGAGACTTTTATGGATACGTTCACCACGTTGAAGCAGATAAAACTCCAGGAAAAGATTTTGTTACTGTCCACTGCATTGGCGGCTCATTTCCTTTAAAACAGTCAAGTCAGTTGTCATACAAAAATGTAACAGCAAATATGGTTGTAGAAGAGATAGCAAAAAAACATGGACTTGTTGCTATTGCAGAACCTCATCCACGCATATTCCAACAAATAGCTCACCCAGGACTAACGGATTGGCAAATGCTTGTAAAACTTGCAAAACAAGTTGGGTGGGGGCTTCGCTCAGAAAATACAGAAATTTATTTTCAACCACTATTAGAGGATTATAAGACGTACCGAGCTCAGGCTCCTAAGTTCTTTCAAAAACCTGTCGGTCACGGGTTTGGTGGTATTTATAGTTTTACTCCAATTATTGGAGACTCTATAAATTACGATGGCGACGTTAAAGCTGCAGTTGCTATAGGTGGTGTAGACAAGACTACTAAGTCCGCATTAAAAACCACTAGACAAAAAAGACGCAAGGTAACCAGACGCAGAACTCAAGATGAGTTTTTTGATAGATACAACACTGATGCCGTTGCTCCTAGCCTTGAGATTATGGATTACGAAGCTGAAGCAGCGGAATTAAGAAACGCATTTCCGTACAGAGCCACGGTTAAGGTTATTGGACAAACACGTTTAAGACCAGGAATGCCAGTGTACCTAGGGAACCTTGGTAAAGACTATTCTGGTTTTTGGACCGTGCTTGGTACAGAACATCATTACGAAGAAACTCAAACAAGGGTGTATACCTATACAACTACACTAACTGTTGGAACTGACTCTCTTGGTGGAGCAGTTCGTTGGGATGACGGAGAGACAATTGAAGCTCCAGAGGCAACCGTAAAAAGAGTAATTGTTCCTGGTAAAAAACAGACTAGACAAAGACCAAAAACAAAACTAGTTAGAACAGGTATAAAAATTGGACCTCAAACTAAAGGCAGTTTTGGAAAAATACAAAATAGGCCTAAAATAGTCAGTGCCAAAAACAGCACTGCTGTTTGGAAGACGGGTTCTAAAAACCTATCTAAATCTAAATCAACTAACCCAGAAAAGAAACGTTCACCCGTCATAGCGGCTAGGGTACAAAAAGCAGCAGCGAGGGCCAGATGAAAAACTATAACGAAAAGTTTTACGGTCTATATGAAGGCATTTGCTCAGACGTAGATGACCCAGATAAAGAAAACCGTATTAAGTTACAGGTGCCGCAGGTGCTTGGTGAAGACATTACCGAATGGGCTAGACCCTGCCTTCCTGTAACCTCTAATAGCAACCACCCAGACCATAAGAAACATTTAGCATCTGAAGTTGCAGCTTTGTTACAGGCTCACGCTAATCATTCTGAAACTATTGGAACTACAAGTAATAGCGTTCCTGGTGTTACTGGTGGCGGTTCTCACAGTCACTCTATTACTATTAACCTTGCTCACACCAACAACCACACTGGTAAGAGCCCAGACACTACATACTTTTTAGACCACCCACACGAGACCGACCCTGATGAAGACAATAAGCACAACGATGACCAAGAGATAACCACGGACCAACCACACCACACCCCACACAGATTGGTGCCAAAGATTGGTCAAAAAGTATGGGTTATGTTTATTGGTGGGGACCCTAACTTTCCAGTATGGATGGGAGTAGAACTTTAATGGAAACACCAGCAGCAATATCTTTGCCCTTTTCATTTAACTCTAACGGCTCATTGACCGTTAGCACAGACCCTAAAAAAATATGGCAAGACCGAGTAACTATTGCGGTCATGACCTACTTTGGAGAAAGGGTGATGCGCCCTAACTACGGAAGCGGTGCAAAAGGTGCGGTGTTTGAAAACGCTGATACCGCTAAATCTGTTATTAACGAGGCTGTAAGCAAGGCATTCTCAGTATGGCTATCTCCGCTAAAGCTTACAAACATTAAATACAGGTACGAGAACAACCAGGTTGATAGCTTTGAAGTGTTTTATACATACGGCGGCGGCGGTATAGCAGAGAGTGTAACTATCAATACTGCTATCCTAAGCAGGGCCGCAGAACAGGTACTGGAGGTTAGATAATGTCAGAACAAAACTATATCCCGCAGGTTGACTATACCTCTAGGGACTACGCAGCTCTTAGGGAAGACTTAACTGAGTTAATTCCTTTCTTTGCTCCGCAATGGACAAACAGAGACCCGTCTGACTTTGGCATGGCTATCTTAGAGTTGTTCTCCTATGTAGCTGATGGTCTACATTTTTATATAGACCGAACAGTAAATGAGTCGTTTATTGATACTGCTAGTCAAAGAGAAAGCGTGCTGCAAATTGCTCAACTGTTGGGATATACACCAACAAAAACTACTCCTTCTGCAGCATTGCTTACTTTTCAAAATTCGACAGCTAGCATCATCACTGTTCCAGCTAAAACAAAAGTTGCTGCTAACGTAACTAACAACGGCGTTGTAACACAAGTAATTTTTGAAACAGACTCTGCTGTTCAAGTCCCAGCTAAAACTTTAGGTACTAATGGTTCTGCTACAGTAACCGCTACACAAGGTGAAACTGTATACGATGAGGTTATTGGAACATCTGACGGAACAGCAAATCAAGAGTTTGAGTTGTCAGAAAGCCCAGTAATTAATGGAAGTATAACTATAAATGTTAACGGTGTTATCTATACCGAAGTCCCATACTTGGTTGACTACAGCGGTTATGACCCAGTGTTTTCTACTTATACAAACTCTGAAAAAACAACTTTTATAAAATTTGGAGACAGCATTAGTGGACGCATCCCGTTAAACGGAGTGCAAATGACTGCTACTTACAGAGTTGGCGGCGGTCTTTCTGGAAATATTCCAGTTAACACAATTAAGTTTATTAAAACAAATGCGGTAGCAGGATTATCAGTTAACAACCAAGATGTTGGTTTAGTATCTGGAGCCGCTGTTGGAGGAGCTGACGAAGAAGCAACTGACTCTATTAGAGTTAATGCTCCTAAATCTATTAGAGCATTAAACCGTGCAGTTTCTCTTTCAGATTATGCTTCTCTTGTAATTCAGGTAGCTGGTGTTGCTAAGGCCGTATCAACAGCCGACGTGTACAGCAGCGTTACTGTTTATTTTGCCCCATACGGTGACAGCGGTCTACAAAGCGACGGTGTTACTTCTTCCCTAGTCTTTAATAATTTAAAAACAGAGATTGAAGAGTATTTAGTAGATAAAATTCCTGCTGGAACTACTGTTACGCTGCAACCGCCGTCATACGTAAATTGTACAGTTGTAGGAAGTATTATTGTTCTTCCAACATATAGACAAGACCAAGTTAAAGCTGCTGTTGAAGATGCGGTACGAGAGCTATTTGCTTTTGATAACGTTGTGTTTAATGACTACATTGGTTATACAGATGTATTAAAGACTATTGACTCTGTAGAAGGCGTAAGCCGAGCTAACCTACAAAAGCTTGTAAGAACTGCAAATGACCAAACATTTACTATTAATAATAAAGCACTTAATAATAGTGTGGCAACCCTTACGACTTCCGTAAACCATAATATTACTGTAGGTCAGGTTGTTAACGTGACGGGCGTTGATAGCACGTTTAATGGAATCTTTAGAGTCACTGCTAAGACTAACAACACATTTTCTTTTGAGTGTGTTGCTACAAATGTTAGCTCTACCGCAGCTGTTGGTTCGGTAACTGTATACGAAGTTAATGACATAGAGTGCGCTAAGAGTGAGCTACCTCAACTATCTAGTCTAACCATTGCGGCCTCTGGAGGTATTGTTATCTAATGGCACGTTACGGTCTTGATTACTATAGCGCTAAAAGTTTTCCTTTAAGCTATTACGGTCCTGACTCCCCAATTAGCTTTACTGCTGAAGACTTTTTTGGTCAATCTGTGGGATATGGTCAGGTAAATCTTACCTGGATTACCCCTACTGGAGCCTGGGCTAAACTTCGTATTGTAAAAAACAAATACGGGTACCCAATTAACATTAATGATGGTCAAACTATATTTGAAACTACTAGAGGTAACGACCCACAGTTTTACTTAGATGTAAATAGACCAAACGAACCTAAGGTATTTTACTATTCCGTTTTTGTTTTTGAAACTACTCAACTTTCCTGGGTGTTAGCTGGAAGAACAACTGGTTTATCTGTTTATAACTATGGAACACAGACCCGTTTGTACGACTATTTGCCAGATGTGATGAAGCTCGTGTCACCATACTCTGCTGGTTCTAGCACAGACAACAAAGACCTAAAAGACTTTTTATCTGTATTTGGGTTTAAATTTGACTATATTAAATCATTAGCTCAGCTATCTAAAGAAAAATATAATACGGAAAAAACAGTTGGCACTCTTATTCCACCGTTACTAAATCAATTTGGTGTTACCTATGAACCTGAGATTGGTTTTGAACGTTCAAGGGTTCTTCTTAGAGACGTTTTGCTTATTGAAAAGACTAAAGGCAGCCGTGACGGATTAAAGAGTTACATAAAGGGGTTTACTGGTTGGGGGGTTCCACAACCAAACGCAACCACACCAAACCCATCTGTAGAAGGAATAACCTTAAGTCACAATATAATGTTGGATTACAACGACTCTTCTTTTGAAGAGGGTATTGGACACTGGACTTCTCCAAACTCTTCTTCTTTGCTTTTTCAAATTGGAAAAAAAGATATATCAGCTGTATCTATAGTCTCTAATCAAGCTCGTTTAAAGATTGGTACCCATGGGTTTGGAGTTGGACAAGAAATATTTATATTTAACTGTCCGTTTCCTATATTTAATAGTCCAATAACCACTAAGACTATTACAGCAGTAGATACAGACTCTATATATTTTGCACTTACCGCAGCAGACTTTCCATTAAGAAGTGCTTATAACTTTACAATTGAAGAGTTTCCTTACGTTGTTCCTAATCCAAATCCTTGGGTGGAAAACACAACTCCAGCTCTTTTTCCAAATAAACGAAAAGGAATTTTAGCTGTTAAAAACGCTAATGCAACACAGCCCGCAGAAATTTATATTTCCTGTGGAGACGCAAAACCTGTCACATTAGGTATACCTGTAAAAACTGGTATTGAATATACTTTTAGTGGATATACAGCATCTAGTGGAACTGGTCGTTCTATACAGGCAGCTATTAAATGGTACGACAGATTTGGCGCGTTGATGTCTACCTCTACAGGCAATAGCGTAACTAACTCTACAAACACTTTTAGCGCTAGGCCCTTTGTAACAGACCGTGCGCCTACTCGTTTGTTCTTAAACGCTATTACTAAACCAGGAAGTGGGTACGTAAACGGTTCTTATCAAAATGTGCCTTTAGTTTATGTGTCAGGAAAACAACCAACAATTG